ACGCTGTTAATGAAGCAGTTCGGTACATTAATCAACGTGAATTTAATTATCCATTTAATCATTCTACAAATACAGAAACATTAGTGCCGGGAACTGTACGATACAGTATCCCTACTACAGCTAAGACAATAGACTATAATACATTTAGAATAGTAAAGGATAGTGATATTGCTACTATAGGTGGCAGACTACGCAAGCTGGACTACAATCAATATCTTAATTCTTACATTACACAAGAAGATGAGATTACAACCACTACACTTAGTCAATCACATACTGACTCTGTGACAACACTTACAGTTACAAGCACTACAGGTTTTGATGCAACAGGTAAAGTATATGTTGGTGGTGAGATTATTACATATACTGCTATAGGCTCCTCAACTACATTTACAGGATGTACTCGTGGTGCAGAAGGTACAACGGCTGCATCACATGCAAGTGGCGTACAAGTTGCACAGTTTGAAGAGGGTAGCGAACCTATTTATGTGGTTAGAACATTAGATAATAACTATCTTTTATATCCTTTTCCTGATAAACAATATGTAGTTAAATACGACTTTTTTACATTTCCTACTGATATGGCTGCGCACGATAGCACAACAACAATACCCGATAGGTTCTCGCCTGTTATTGTAGATGGTGCTACAGCTTATGTGTATCAGTATCGTGGAGAGTCACAGCAGTACGGCATTAACTTTGCTAGGTTTGAACAAGGAATAAAAAATATGCAAACGCTGCTTATTAATAAGTTTGAATATGTACGTTCGACCTACATACCTTATGCGGGTAATTCCAGAGGTTCTAGCAACGTAAGGGCTGAATAATGGCTGAGACAGGAACTTTGCCCTTTGTCTGCGAAGGTGGATTGGTAGCTAACCGTTCTACTTTTATCATGCAGCCGGGTCAGGCACTACAGCTAGAAAACTTTGAGCCAGACATTGAGGGTGGCTATAAGCGCATCCTTGGCTTTCAAAGGCATGTTCGTCAGGTAGTACCATATACTGCTTCTAATAGTGAAGAAGTGCTTATGGTCACTACTTTTGCTAACAAAGTAGTAGCAGCACGTGGCACAAAAATATGGAGTAGTGCCTCTACTACGCTAGGTACAGATACTACAGCCGCAATAGCTGCAAATACAGCCATGACAGGTTCAGGCACTATTACTGTAGAGTCCACTGCAGGTTTTAGTTCTAGTGGCACATTGCAAATTAATGATGAGCAGTTTACATACACAGGTGTTACCTCTACAACATTTACAGGTGTAACACGGGCGGTTAGTAGCACAACTGCTGCAGCCCATGCACAAAGTGGTGACACTAATATTACGCCTGTATCAGAGTCATGGACATCAAGAGACACAGGTCGTACTGGTGCAACCAAGTATTCTTTTGAACGCTTTAACTTTGATGGCAACGATAAACTTATTGTTGTAGATGGCGCAAATGACCCGACAGTATTTAGTACCGCACTGGCAGCAACAGACGTTACAGAGTCCTCTGTAGAGGGTGCAAGTCTAGTAGCAGCATACAGAGAACACATGTTCTACGCTGGTATGTCAAGCACTCCACAAGAGGTAGTATTTAGTCAGCCATTTGACGAAGATGCATTTAGTAGTGGCAGCGGTGCTGGTAGTATAAAAGTTGACGATACTATTGTTGGCCTTAAAGTTTTCCGTGAAAATTTATTTATCTTTTGCGAAAACAGGATATTTAAACTAACAGGTAGTTCTTCTAGCGACTTTGCAGTAGCCCCTGTTACTCGTGACATCGGATGTATCAATGGCAAGACTATTCAAGAATTTGCTGGTGACCTTATCTTTCTTGGCCCTGATGGGCTGCGTACCGTTGCAGGTACAGCAAGAATTGGTGACGTGGAGTTGGGAACTATAAGTGCCAACGTGCAGTCTATATTTGATGAGAACATAATCAATGCCGCTGCTTTTGAGTCTGTAGTTATACCTAATAAAACACAATACAGACTATTCTTTTCTAAGCAGGGCGGTGCTGAAAGTAAAACAGAAGGTATTATCTGCGTACTTAAAAATCAGGCAAGTGGACAAGCGGGTTACGAGTTTTCTACTATTAAGGGTATGAAACCTGCAGCATCAGATACCTTTATTAAGACAGGCGATGTTCTTGTACTACACGGTGGATTTGACGGGTTTATCTATCGACAGGAACAGGGTACTACATTTGATGGTAATGCTGTTAATGGAAGATACAGAAGCCCTGACTTAACTATGAATGACCCCGGCATACGTAAACACATGCAACGGGTTATTGTAAACTTTAAACCTGAATCAACAATTGATGCCGACTTGTTTGTGCGTTATGACTATGAAGCAGCAGGTTCATCCAGACCAGCAGCATATGCCCTAGACTCTACAAACATTGCTGGTATTTATGGAACATCAACTTATGGTACGCCTACATACGGTGGACCGTCACAGCCTCTAGTAAGACAGCCAGTAGAAGGGTCTGGGTTTGCTGTGGCACTACGAGTAAACGACGGTGGTTCTACTGCCCCATACTCACTCAAAGGTTTTCAATTAGAGTATCAGTTAGGAGAAAGACGCTAAATGGGTGCTACATATACAAGACAGTCATCCTATACTGACGGTGACGTAATTCAAGCAGCGGATACCAACAACGAATTTGACCAGTTGTTAGCTGCCTTCCAAGCCAGTACAGGACACACACATGATGGCACTGCTAACGAAGGTGGTCCTATCACAAAGATGCTGGGGCAGACGCTTACCCTTGGTGATGGCACATCAGGTACAGATGTAACTATTACCTTTGATGGTGAGTCAAATGACGGTGTACTCAAGTGGATGGAAGACGAAGACTACTTTGAGTTTTCGGACGATATCCTTGTAGCCAGCACAGAAAAACTACAGTTCCGTGACACAGCTATCTATATCAATTCAAGCACTGATGGTCAGCTTGATATTATAGCCGACACAGAAGTACAGATTGCTGCTACTACTGTAGACATTAATGCTAACGTAGACATATCAGGCACACTAACAATCGGTAGTGCTGGTATCTCTGAAGCAGAACTTGAAATACTTGACGGTGCAACAGTTACCACAGCAGAAATAAACATCATGGATGGTGACACAACTGCATCCTCCACTACCGTGGTAGATGCTGACCGTGTTGTATTCAACGATGCTGGAACCATGAAGCAGGTAGCGGTCACAGACTTAGCTGCCTATTTTGATGACGAAATTACGGCAATGCCTAATCTTGTCACGACTGCTGCCACAACAGTTGGCGCACTTAACTCTGGTTCTATTACATCCGGCTTTGGCACTATCGACACTGGTTCATCTACGATTACGACTACAGGTCTAATCACAGGTGGCTCTCTTGATATTGACGATGTGCTTATTAACGGTTCAACAATAGGTCACACAGATGACACAGACCTGATGACTGTTGCTAATGGTCTTCTGACTGTAGCTGGTGAAGTGTCTATGACTACGCTAGACATTGGTGGCACTAACGTAACAGCAACCGCTGCTGAACTTAATATTCTTGATGGCGTGACAGCCACTGCATCTGAACTTAATATTCTTGACGGGGTAACGTCTTCAGCAGCAGAATTAAACATCCTTGATGGTGTTACTGCAACAACAACAGAACTAAACTACAGTGATACAGGTGCTGCTGTAGGAACCGTAGTTGCTAGTAAAGTAGTCACAGCGGATGCCAACAAAGATGTAGCCAGCTTCCGTAACATTACCTTAACAGGGGAGTTAGACGCAGGTTCTCTTGACGTATCGGGTGACGCAGATATAGATGGCACACTAGAAGCTGATGCAATAACTGTCAACGGCACAGCACTCAACACAGTCATTGCAGGAGTAACAGTGGCTAATGCTACTCTTGCTGCAACAACTACTGTTACAGACAGCACAGCCAACACCAACTTCCCTGTTGTATTCCATGATGAGTCAAATGGACTACTTGACGATACTGGTGCATTGCGGTATAATCCAAGTACAGGTGAACTGCTAGTACCTAAACTTACTGTAGCTGGCACTACTACTACTGTAGATACAGTTACGATGAATGCAGAGAA